CTTCCTTCAGATCAAGCTCACGATTCTTCATTGCAGCTTCTACACTTTCTTTAGCTGTCTGTGCCTGTATCTTAGCTTGTTCAATCATTACACGCTGCTGTTCAATCTGAACCATCTGTGCTTCAGGCGAACCTGCTTGCTGCATCTGTGCTGCTGCCTGATTAGCTTGAGCAACCTGCTGTGCAGCCATAGCCATAACTTGTTCCATGACTTTTGGATCATTAGGATCAACCTGACCTGAAGCAACAACCTCTGGACCATACTGCTGAATAATCTGGGCTGCAGTACCGTGTAGTTGTTCCTGATACTTCATAATTATATGCTCTTGCATATTAGCTTCAATAACAGGAGCAATACGTTGCATTAATGGATTTTTACCATTCTGAGGGTCTTGCATATATGCAGTCTTAGCTTGAATATGTGCATCATGGTTCTGACCCATAAAGGCTTTAATTGGTAGACCTTTGACTGCAGCCATAATATCCAAGATTGGATCAAGAGGAACAGGGGAAGGTTTACTGGGCATAATCTTATCTAGATTAGGTACATTAGCTGTCTGAAGAATAGAACGATTAAGTTCTTCCATATCGAACATGCCGGGTGGTGACTGCTGTGCTAACTGTAGTGCCATTTGAGACATCATCATGCGATGTGCGTTAGACGGAATGTTAGGATCAGATACTGGAATAATATCAACACGACCATCAAAATCTGTCTTATAGATTTTTAGACTATGTTCAGGAAGCTCACACATAGACTCTTCTGGAAGGTATTCGTAGTTAATACGTCCCAAGATTTTAAATTCGTCTCTTTGTGCTTTATGTAGGCGCTTATGGATAGCAGAGAAGAACTTGCTACTTGCTTCCAAGAGAGCCATAGTTGTTCCTACAGGACCATAACTAGCTCCATCAGAGATAACCTGTTCTGTACTATCAGCAAACTTTTGTGCTGCATTAGAGACAAAACCAAGCATCTGGAAAAGAGTCTGTGATGGCTCTTTGTAGGGAAGAGGAATGATCATTTTAGATAGATCATTACCTACAGCCTCAACTTCTTTCCACTCCCCCGGAGCAATCGGGTCATTATCTCCTACTATACGTAGACCTTTAGCCTTAAAACCGCCGGGTAGGTTAGCAAACTGACCAGCATCGACCAGACCACGCATTGCTGCTGTAGCTGTCATTGTTAGATTGCCGAGGAAGTGGATTAATCCCAAGCCATAAAAACCAAAGCCGGGAACAAAGCGATAGTGAGTAAAGAATATTTTCTTTTCACGTCGCTTATCTTTAATATCGTAGTTACGACGTACAGACAGAACCTGTCGTGATTTATAATCAATCGTAACAATGTAAGGTAGAGACAGACCGTCATCCTCTTGGAAAGGTTCTGGGAGGTCCAGATAGCAGTGCTGTTCTAGTAGAACATACTGTGGGTCATGTTGTGAAGAAGGAGAAAGACCCAAGATCGTATCCATCTTCTGTGCCATTGCCGATTGGTCTGGCATAGAAGCTTCTGGTAAGTCAACGTCGGCATACATACCTGCGACTGTATCACGTTGCATTTCGATTGGACTACGATAAATCACATGAGTATAACGATCTGCTCTTCGCAGGTCCGTAGCGTAGTATGAGATATAAAATTGATCAATAGGAACAAACTCAGAGACAGGCCGATTAAGGCTCTTATCAAAGTATGTCTTCTTGAAAGCTGAACCAATAAGGGGTAGGTGGAACAGCATACGTTCAAATTCGTCAAAGTATTCACCCATCTGATCTGTGATCTGATAGTTCATAAATGCTTTAACTCGTTCAGCTTGAGCTTCTTTTTCTTCTGTCTTATCACCAATGATCTGGGATTTAACAGGACCGGCAGGAGGAAATAGCTCCTGTGTTGCTTTAGATTGGAACTTAACGGCTGACTCAATAAGGATCGGATGTACTGCTGTACATGCTCCTTCAAAGGGTTCTGAAGCTTCTTCTAGCTTTAGACCGAGTAGATCAAAGCCACGCTCAAACATGCTTTCCCACTCAGAACGAGAGTCTTTGTCAGCTTCAAAATTTTCAATAACCTTATAGGCAATATCTTCCAGAAGATCGTCATCCATATCATCTGCTAGATTACGGTAGAACTCTTCTGGTTCTTCCTTCTGCTGCACTTTGGATCGTTCATCTTTTGGTGGCTTGAACTCTACAATCACACCACCATCTTCAGGATCAACCTCCATGAATGCTTCATTGCCATCTTCGTCTACACCTGTAGATGACTCAATTTCAATAGATAGTTCACCCATTGGAATTTTATCGAAAGGATTACGTTCTGTTGCCATGTTTTTATATTGCCTTTAATTGATAATTAGCATATGGGTTACGTTCTACTACAGAACCACCTTGTTTTTTCTTTGCTGTTGTTTTTTTATTTTTTAAACGCGAATCAGGTTTAGTTGAAATAGATTTAATAAATTCAGGGGGTACTCCACCCTCAATGCTAAATTCAGTTTTAGCATAATAGGGTAAATTTTCTTTTTTATCATAAGGTTTAAAGTTATCTTTAGCTTTAGGATCAAGAAGTTTAGATATACTGTAGTTACTTTTTTGATCATTTATATTTTTAAATATGATATCTTTTGGAACTTCAATTTTTAATAGTACACGATTTTCCATAGGATTGTGTTTAGCTTTTTTTCCTATCTGTCTAAAAGTTTTTTCACCCCCTGTCATAGACGCATAACCTATACCTGTATCTGGATCAGGACTTAAAAATGTTTTATTAGATGCGTCAGGAGTTAGTCCTTCTTCTTTTATTCTTTTTAAATTTTTAACATCTGTCCCATGATAGAGTGTTACAGTATCTTTTGTATTTAAATCATCTAACCACCAAGATTCTCTCATTTTTGGGAATTTTTTTTCTACAAAATCTACAGCTTTATCTGAAATTTTTTCTATAGCTTTTCGTGCAGCTTTAGTGCCTCCCTTACCTAAAGCATAACCAGCTACTGACCCTAGTGGACCTGCTACTGTTCCTACACCACCCCCAGCAAGAGGAGTACCTTCGATACTTTGAACTGTTTGTCTAAGACGATTTGCCATAATAGCAGATACTTTACACCCTATACTTTCTATCTAATCATTAAGTGTTTACTATATCATTAAACTCGCCAGTATGCAACTCTCTTTTGTTTTCTCCGAGGGTTTTCGTCATCTTCCCAATCTTTGTCCTCAGTATGCTCTATACGCCAGCTTTCCTTGAGATACAATGCAGCCATAGTTAGTGCATCAACCTGATCGTCATGGGGTGCATAAGGAAAAGTAATTACTTCTTCTGCTAATTCATCTGCCCACTGTTTATTCTCCGGTAAGAAAATTCTACCTGACTCAAAGAGAGGGGTGACAGCGTGAAGTCTTGATGTCTTATCTTTATCTGGCATATACTCCAATACTGGTAGACCTGACCTCCTCATGTCCTGTATCAGAGACTGCCCTGAAGCTTTCTTTTCTACTAAACATATGTCAGGCTTGTGTGTTTTGTATTGTTCTTGTGCAATACGTCTTAGATCAGGATACTCATACCTTCCACGCTTACTCCCTAAGAGGATCATATTGGCTACTACCTGCTCTAAGCCAGTATCTTGATCCTCACTTACTGAGTGAAAGATGCCCCATGTCTGTATGACACTAAAATCAGCAGTATTACTGGTGGAAAAGGCTGTATCATATGTTTGTATTACAAACTCACATTTTGGTGGTTCATCTTCATCCCACCACTCAATCCAGTCCTTTTTTACAATACCACCCTCATCTGGTGTAGGGTTCTGCATGTAAAGACTTTCCCAGTACTTTGATCCATTAGTTGATCTAATCTCTAGCTCATCTAGACGTAAGACATCGTTCGTCTTCCATTCAGGGAAATAGCTGCTACCTACGGGTAATCCTAGTAGTTCAGAGGTAGGCTCGTCAATCCAAGCAGGAATTGAAATAACGTGCCAACGCTCTGATTCTCTCAGATCCATCTTTTCTTCTTGTTTTAGTAACCAGCCACATAGATCGTCATAGTGATATCTGGTATTAATAATAATAATTCTACCGTTAGGCATTAGGCGTGTTCGTAGACCTGACGGCCACCACTCCTTGATGTACCGCCTACCTGCATTAGAGATTGCATCTTCTTCTGACATTGCATCATCCAAGATAGCAATGTGTGCACCACGACCTGCAATCTGACTACGTACACCGGCAGCATAATAAGAACCACCGCCTGATGTCTTCCACTTACCTGCTGCTCTTACGTCTTGTCTTAGTAGAACTCCATTGAATACCTTCTGGAAGGTATCCTCACTGACTATATCCCTTACTGATCTGCCGAAGTCACTAGCTAGCTGATCAGAGTGACTGATGGACATAATCTCGTGGTTGGCATGCTTACCAATATACCAAGCAGGGAAAAGCTTAGAACAAATAACTGACTTAGAAGACCGGGGTGGTAGAAAGACCATCAGACGTTTAATCTCACCTGATTCTACCTTCTGTAATTTTTCTGCTATCAGCTCAATATGCTTCCCCATAACGAAGTCGGAGACAAGAAGAGGAGCAAACTTCTTAACGAAAGACAAGAAATCCTCATTGCACTTCCTATTTACTAGCTCTTTTAGATTATCTCTTACAGACATCAGAACATTGAAGTTTATTTCCTCATGCTGTTGTTCTGCTGACTCTAGTTCTCTAAGAACAGATACCATTATTTTACCTTTTTTTTTGGGCTGTATTTTTATTATTTATATTATTTTATTTATTTTATCATATTCCTATTGCAAAGACAACGAAAATGTGATACCCTAATCTTTAGATAAGGCAGAAGAACTTATATATAGTAGTATATAGTAATATATAATAATAATATATAATAAGATATATAATAATAATATATAATAATAATATATAATAATAATATATAATAATAATATATAATAAGATATATAGTAGTATATAGTAGTATATAGATGGTCTTATTATATCTTAGTAGGGGCGAGCCTCCTAGATTCTTCCCCCGACGGCAGCAGCTTCCCCCCAATACCCCCCATATCCCTCCTAAAGATGAGCAAGTCATCTTTAAATTTTTAATATTATACCCCCCACCCCTACCCTAAATAAACATAAGGGGGGGTGTTGTTGTGATATATTTATCCATATTTACCTGTATTTAGATTCTGATGAGCAAGTCTTTTTATTTTTGGTCTATTTATGTGTGGTATATATATATATAATACGAGACGCGGCGATTTTTTTGGGTGGGGGTTGCATTTAAGTATTCGCCAAGTCTAGCCAAAGTATAGGGCAACTAACTCACAAGTAGAAAACAAGTGTACACTTACACGATAAGATCATTACTTCGCGATTACTTGTATAGATTATATCATTACTTGGTCTTGTCTTGTCTATACTATGCCTAGCCATAGACAATGAAACACCTACCCGTCCCCTTGACGATGATCTTGAGCCAGCCTTAAGAAATAAGGCTTAGTAATGCTATTACACCTCCTGTTACAGGAACTGTAATGGATTTATTTCTTATTCTTATTTAGGGAGAATGATATTTGAAAAAAAAATGGATTACCTGTAGATGAAGCCGCCTACATCCTGAATGTGAGTACGAATTACCTGTATCGCCTGATACGGGAGTTGCATAGGATAGTCATTCTCAACTAGAATGTAGTGTGACATTATTACAACACATCGGCAGTAATCCGCCATTGTCCCGAATATCCCATGATGATAGCGCCAGTTTGTGGGCAGTGTCTCTATAATGGTTTTGATGAAGTTTTGAGAATTCCCAAAAGATAGGTAAAAAAGTGGTAATTAGTTGTTGCAATGTTTTCGAACAAGGTTTATTGTCATGGTTAGTTGATCGATTCCGGTCAACGGAAACAACCAAGGGACAAGGCACATGACTATCACCATAGAGACAATCCAGCCACTGAATGTTTTCTTTAAAAAGCAAGAAACCAATGCAGCAACCCGCTTTGAAACGTCTTTCGAGAATTGGCGTAAGTTGGGAGAGATCATCGCGGAAGTAATCACGATAACGGGCGGAAAAAATTGGAGCGATAAAGCCGTCAAAAAAGCGGTTGAGGATGGCAAGTTAGACAATTCCGCTCTAACCTTGCTGGCAAGCCTTACTGATATTCAGGCTAGAAACACTCTTCGCGCTGATTGCCTATGGTTGGCGCAAAATATTGAGGATGCCGAATTCGTGATTGGACAACGAAAAGAAAAGGGCAAGA